GAGTTATTATTGTATATATTTTAGGTTGTATCGTCGGGTAGAAAAGGCGTGTGTTTACGGGTAGTGGTGCAGTTTTGTCACGGGAGGAACACCTGCAATCCCTTGCATACAGGTGCTTTCAGGCGATTGCAGGAAAAATATCATGGCGCAAATATGGCCATTTTTTTCATGTCAAAAAAAATGCTATTTTTGCCTCACCTAACAATTGTGTATGAACCAACACTTTACACATACCGTTTCCCCGATTCCGATGCTCTTTGCGGATTATTACACCTTCTCCGCCAAAGAAAAGGACTCGGAAACGGGCTTTTCTTACTTTGGTTCAAGGTATTACAGCTCAGATTTGAGCATCTGGCTGAGCGTCGACCCGATGGCCTCGAAATATCCGTCGCTAAGCCCTTATGTTTACTGTGCGGATAACCCGGTGAAGTTGGTGGATCCGAACGGGGAAACAATTGGAGAGGTAGATGAAGAAAGTTAGAAAAAGATAGATGCACTAACCAATAAGAAGAGTACAGACTATAGTCGCGCTTTTACCAAAAAGTTTAATCAATTGGCAAAATCAAAGACAATATATAACTTTAGAGAGGCCCCGCAAGAGGATATAGAAACGGAGAGAATTGGTGCTGTTCTGTCGAATGATGATGGGAGTATTGATATCATTCATTCAGAAGGCGGAGTTCGAACAACAAAAGAAGGTGGTTTTAGCAATGAATTTGCTACATTATTTGAGGAAACCTTTCACGCTTCTGAATTTGATAAAGGAAAACTAGATTTAAAAGAATATACTTGTAGAGATGAAGCAAAAGCATGGAAATTTGCAACGAAAGCACCTGGAACCGCTTTAAGATTTTCTCTTAAAGACGAATCTGGACAATATCGCAATTATACTTTTGCCTATGCCATAAAACATTCTTCCCTTAAAACAATTGCAAAAGGATTCAAAGAAGGATTTAAAGGATATCTTGATGCAAATAATAATGAACATTTTTTTATGAATGGCAAAGATGGAAAGACAGGTTTATACAATAGATTAAAACTAAAATGATGAAGAGACTCTTTTTTATCTTATTTGCTTTTGTTATTATTTGTAATGGTTATCCTCAAAAAGTTTGTGATTCATTGTATGTCACCCATAAAGCAGTGAGGTATTCTTGTAATGGGAAAAAGTATACTGGTTATTTCGATTGTATAATTCATTACAGAAATGTTCAAGTTTTACCAAATATACATAAAACAGTATTTGAATACACACAACATTCATGGTATTCTGATTTATACGATACAGTATACTATGTACGAGCAGTTGGAGAGATAATTAATGGTCATGAAAATGGGAAATGGTTATTTTATAATAATGATACTGACACTTTAATTATTGATTGTTATTACAAAAAAGGCAAATTAAGGGGCATAATGCACATTTATGACAAAGAGGGTAGCATAATAGAAATAAAACACTAACACTACGCAATAGGGAAATGGAACATCACGAAAAATATACTTACTTTCACATTGCGTATGAGCAAAGAACCTATACTTTTGTCATGGAATACAACTATTATAGTTGGATAATTTGTGCAAGCCGAATGAAGAGAAAACAATTCTTTTTTTGGGCGCACTTTGCCTCGTCCTTCACAATTGTTCACTTTCAACTGTCAACTATCAACAGGACTTACACCTTCTCCGCAAAAGAGAAAGACACCGAAACCGGTTTTTCTTACTTTGGTTCAAGATATTACAGCTCAGATCTGAGCATCTGGCTGAGCGTCGACCCGATGAGTGACAAATATCCTTCACTTTCACCCTATACTTATTGTGCGAATAACCCAGTAAAACTTACTGATCCTGACGGGAGGTGGATTCCAGGACTGGATGACGATGGGAATGTGACATACACGGCAGAGAAAGGTGACAGTTATGACACTTTTATCAAACAGTTCGACTGTAGAGATGCTGATGGAAATAATCGGGGCCGAGATATTTTTTCGAATGCCGGTTTGAAAAAAGATGGAAGTGAAATAAAAGAAGGTTCCGTAATCAAAGGAGATGCTGTTAAACAAGTGACAGGCAATGAAGTGTTGAAAGGAAATTGGAATAATATGACTGATAATCAGAAAGCTTATCAAATAAAATTCGCATTTGATTACGGGGAAAAGAAAAATTCTTCAATTGGTCAGGACCACACAATTGATCTTAATGATTTCTTTCATGGCTTCTCCACAGGGTATGGTGCAATGAAACTAAATGGTGTCAAAATTCCAGAAAAAGAAGGAAACAGCGTCATAATGAGAACTGTAAACATTACAATATGGCCTAAAGACGGGTTGGTGAACAGAAAAGGACAAATTCCCGTTTATTGGAGCCCTCAAGCGACAGGCGAAAATTACAGAATGCATAATTATTACAGCGCTAAAAACCCTTCGGCGGGCAGTAAAATACCAGCAATTACCATATCATATTAACAACCAAAGTGATGATGTTAAAGATGAGAACTCTCTTATTAACAATTTTATTCGTTCCTTTTTTTGCGATAGCGCAAGCACCGTGTTTGGACACAATTGCTCTTGCCGACTGTAAGGCCAATTATCCCATCATTGGAACAACTGCTGATTTGCAATTTGTGCCAAAAGTGAGAAAATGGCACTA